TATTGTAGGTGAAGCAGAAAATGGTTTATTTTCATCTGATCCAACAGAAGCCAAACAAGCATTAGTAAAATTAAACAATTTAATGGGACGACATTTTCCTGCAGGAGTAAATGGTGTTAATGGTGTAGAAAGTTTACAAGGCGTTATAGATGACAAAGAACTAAACGACCAAATAGTTTCAATGGGTAGAGAAGATAGTGATGCCTGCATTAGAGGAACAATATTAAATTATATCAAAGACAAAAGACCAGACATGGCTAATAGTATTAATACAGGTGATATGGAACCAGAAGAAACATTGACTTGGGAAAATATTAAACCTTATGTATCTGTACAAAGAGATGATAAAAATAAAGTTCAATATCATGTATTAGACAAAGATGAAAAAGATATATTTGTAACACATGATTCTAAAGAAGCAACACAATTTTTAAGAAAAAATTGGAAAGATTTAAGACAAGGTACAGCAAAACCAGAAATGCCAGCGGGTTGGGAAGATGACGATAAAGGTGTTGCTGTTATGAAAGGCCCAGATGGCAAAATTAGTTTAGAACCAAAAACTGATGAACCAGAAGAAGAACCAAAAGAAGATCCAAAAAATTTAGATGAATATATAAAAAGCTTCTTTGATTATACAACTAATAGTTTTCCAAAAGGAGAAACAGGTCTTTTGACATCAGTGCAAAAGAAATTTGGTGATGAACACGTAAGAAATGCTGAAGCTATAATCCAAAAATTAATGTTGGGCAAAGATAAAGAAATTAATAGAATAAAAAAATTAGCCGGCGTATAATCCTAAACAACTATCCAAAAAAAATACTTGACTAAATAAAAAAGTTAATATAGTATTGACATTATGTTCGTCTTGTGCTACATTAACAATAAGGCACAATTAACAAAGGCTAAAAATAGGAGGCTTAATTATGGCAACATTAGCAGACATTCGTGCTAAACTTAAAGAACAAGAAGCACGTTCAGGCGGAAGCCGATCAGGCGGGGACAACGCCATTTTTCCATTTTGGAATCTAAAAGAAGGAGAGCAGGCAACTGTTCGTTTCTTGCCGGATGGAAATAAAGAAAACACTTTTTTCTGGAAAGAGCGATTGATGATTAAATTGCCCTTTCAAGGAGTCAAAGGTGATACAGACTCAAAACCAGTACAGGTACAAGTACCATGCATGGAAATGTATGGAGAATCTTGTCCTATACTAGCTGAGGTTAGAGGTTGGTTTAAAGATCCTAAATTAGAGGATATGGGAAGAAAATATTGGAAGAAAAGATCTTATATCTTTCAAGGTTTTGTCGGAACAAATCCTTTAAACGAGGAAACTACACCAGAAAATCCAATTAGAAGATTTATAATTGGACCACAAATTTTCCAAATTATCAAGGGTGCATTAATGGATCCTGATATGGAAGATTTGCCAACTGACTCAGTCAATGGTGTTGATTTTAGAATAATCAAAACTAGTAAAGGTGGTTACGCAGACTACTCAACTTCATCTTGGTCAAGAAAATCTAGACCGTTATCTGAAGAAGAAACTAAATCAATTGAACAAAACAATTTGTTTAATTTGAGTGATTTCCTTCCAAAGAAACCATCAGAAGTTGATGTTAAGGTAATCAAAGAGATGTTTGAAGCATCTGTGGATGGCGAAGCATATGACCAAGAAAAATATGGTCAATACTTTAGACCAGCAGGTATTGGTTCTAGAACAGGAGATCCTGTAGCAGTTCCAAAATCAAACACACCGGCTCCTGAGAGCAACAAAACTCAGGAAACATCTACGGCTAATACTAGTTCTACTAAATCATCACAGCAGAATAGTAAGGCTGAAGACATACTGGCAATGATAAGAGCAAGACAACAAAAGTAGTATGAAATTTATGGTGGGGATTTAATTCCCCACCGTAGTTAGGAATTAAAAATGGCAAACAAAGCATTTGACGTATCAAAGTTTAGAAAAAGTATAACAAAGAACATTCAAGGACTAGGCATAGGTTTTACCGATCCAACAGATTGGATATCTACAGGTAACTTTGCATTAAATTATTTAATATCAGGAGATTTTAATAGAGGTATTCCATTAGGAAAAGTAACTGTATTAGCAGGTGAACCACAAGCAGGTAAATCTTATATAGCATCAGGTAACATTGTTAAAGCGGCACAAGAACAAGGAATTTTTGTAATTTTAATAGATTCAGAAAACGCTTTAGATGAAAAATGGTTACAAGCATTAGATGTAGATACAGATGATAAGAAACTTTTAAAATTAAGTTTATCTATGATTGATGATGTAGCAAAAACTATATCAACATTTATGAAAGATTACAAAGAACAATATTCAGAAAATAAAATAGATGCACCAAAAATTTTATTTGTAGTTGATAGTTTAGGTATGTTATTAACACCTACTGATGTTAAACAATTTGAAGAAGGCGATATGAAAGGTGATTTAGGACGAAAAGCAAAATCATTAACAGCACTTGTAAGAAATTGTGTTAATATGTTTGGTAGTTGGAATGTAGGACTTGTTGCAACAAATCATACTTATGCATCACAAGATATGTTTGATCCGGATGATAAAATATCAGGCGGACAAGGATTTATATATGCATCAAGTATTGTAATTGCAATGAAAAAATTAAAATTAAAAGAAGATGAAGATGGTAATAAAATAACAGATGTACGTGGTATACGAGCATCTTGTAAAGTAATGAAAACAAGATTTGCTAAACCATTTGAAGCAGTACAAGTTAAAATTCCATATGATACAGGAATGGATCCATATAGTGGATTAGTAGACTTATTTGAGAAAAAAGGCCTTTTAGTTAAATCAGGTAATAGATTAAAGTACGTAGATTCTAAAGGAAAAGAGTACTTAGAGTATAGAAAAGCATGGTCCGGAGATAAATTAAAGATGTTAATGGATGATTTTGACGCTATGCAAGATAATCCAACAGCAAAAGAAATTGACGACGAAACGGAGTAAACTATGCTAGACGCTAACAAAGTAATAGAACTATGGCAGTTCTTTAAAGAATATCTAGATCAAAAACAAATAAAAATAATTGCAGAAAAATACGTTGATTTATTAGCAGACTACGGAGTTTCAGATGTAGAATTACAAGATGCAATAGGTCATGATGACGATTTAGATGAAGCTATAAATTATTATTTAGATGTAGATAATGAGGATAAACACGACGACGAATTAGAGGATTATTAATGTCAAATTGGTACACAATAATATCTAGAGACGTTGGAAAAATACCAGAAGCTATTCAACATTTTGAAACTGAATTACAAAGTGCAAGATATGAAATAAAAATTAAAGGTAGTGTTGAAAAACAATCAGCAGAGTTACCTGGTGTAGTAGAAAATAGATTTCATCAATTACAAGAAATAGAAGCAATATTAGAATATTTAAACATAGAATTAAGAAGATTAAGAAGCAAATTTTTCAAAAAATATTTAGAAAATTATCAAAGAGCACTATCTAGTAGAGACGTAGAAAAATATGTAGATGGTGAGCCAGACGTTGTAGACTACGAAAAAATTATTAATGAATTCGCGTTATTACGCAATAAATGGTTAGCTGTTACTAAAGGTTTAGACCAAAAACAATGGCAATTAACTAACATTGTCAAATTAAGAGTAGCAGGTATGGAAGACGCTACCATATAATAAATCCTCTCTAACATCCTTCAAATAAATATTACAAAATAGCCATGAATGAATTTAAATTACCAAAATTAGAAGGTAACAAACCTGTAGGACCAGATATAATCTATTTTAGTTGTGATCCTAAATATTGGCATGAGTATGGTTTTTATCTAGCTAAAAGTACTATACATTTTAATCCTGATATTTTTTTACATATTCATATTTTATATAATAATAAAATTGAACCTATAACAAAAATTAATGGATATAAAATAACTTATTCGTATGAATGTGTAGATGATAATTTTGTAAATTCATTAATATTAACTCATGACAAAGGATTATTATCTCAAGGTTATAAAATACTTGAAACAATAAATGAAAAAGTAATTAAACGAAAAATATATTTTGCTAGTGCAAGATTTATTAGAATGAAAGAACTTTTTAAAGATAAACAACACGTATTACAATTAGATGCCGATGGATTATGTCGTAAAAATTTTTCTATAGATGAATTTAGAGAAACTACTAAATTACCATCAGCAATGAGAAAACCAAAAGATCCTGATACATTAATTGCAAGTGCTATAACTCCGGGAACAGGTATTGAAAGTGCTAAATTTAAAAAAGAATTAGCTAATAAAATGACTGAGATTTTTACTAAACCAATTTATTGGTTTATAGATCAAACTGTATTAAGAGAAGTTTTTAGTAAAATTAAATTTGAATCTATTCCTTATAAATGGAATGCCTGGGGATTCAAAGACTTTGATATATTCAGTACTGCAAAAGGTCGAAAAAAAAATAATTGGCGATATCTTGATAGAAAAGTTAATTGGTTAACAATAAACGAACAAAAAGAATATATTAGGAATACGTCAGAAGAAAGAAAACAAAGATTTCTTCGTAAGAAACAAAAGAAATTGTTATGGCTTAAAAAATGAAAGTAACAGGTTATATAATTTATCTTCCAGACCATAAAAAAAGTGTAGACTGGTCTGATGAAGCATTAAAGTCTGGGAAAAAATATAATTGGGATTTGCAATTGTTTCCTGGCGTTGATGGCAAAAAAGAAACTCTTAAAGATTATGGTTTAACAATATATCAAAAAAATAAAAAATGTAAAAGATATATGTCTAGACCAGGCACAGCCGGTTGCTTTTTAAGTCAATGGCAGTTATGGAATATGTGTTATAATACTAATAAAACTATAGCAATATATGAGCATGATGTAATTTTTAAAAAGCCAATGGAACAACAATATAAATTTAAAGATGTAATTAAATTAGAAGGATTTAAACCAAGTAAACCTGTTGTAGGTCAATGGTGGGAAGGTGCTAGAGCATATCTAATCACACCTAAAGGTGCTAAAAAAATAATTGATTGGACAAAACTTAATGGTGCTATGCCGGCAGATTGGATGTTAAACAATGGCATTGTTGATATAAAGTTTGATTCAAACGAAGCAGTTGTAATGAAACAAAGAGCTTTTAGTTTTACAAAGGATTTAAAATGAATCAAAATTGGACTATGGATGTTAATTTTAGACACGACCGTTTAAAGAAAAATCATCCAGAAGTGTTTAAAATGAAACGATTAATTTTTCAAGTTGCTGTTGGTACACCAAATAAATTATATGAACTTTGTATTAAAAGTGTAGCGGAATATTGTAAAAAATATCAAATAGAACATATAGTATTAAGAGAACCTAAATTAAGAATTCGACCAGACATTAATAGAACAGGAAGAAGTAAACAAGCCGTATCAAGACTAGGATACCTACCTATATATGAAAAAGAAAATGCATTTGAATACTTACGCACTCATGATCAAGTATGCATTGTTGATAGTGACATATACATTAAAGCAATAGCACCAAACATATTTGATTTATTACCTTTTGATTGTTCATTTGGGGGAGTTATTGAAAGACAAATGCCTCTTACAAAAAAATATTTTAACAAAATAAGAAAATATTCTAGAAATGCATTTAAAAATTTAACAGATGTTAATTGGAAATGGAATACAAATGGAGCAGAATTTTTTAATATGGGTTTAATGTTAATGAATAAAAACATATTATGGTATCTTAAAAATGAAACGCCAAAACAATTTTTATCACGTCCGGAGTTTAAAGATTTTGTAGATGGTGTGGGTTTTTATAAATGGTCTACGGATCAAATGTTATTAAATTGGTGGGTAAAAACAGAAAAAATGACTGTTAAACATTTAGATTGGAAATGGAATGCTTTATATACAGCCGTTGAAGACAACAAATTAAAAGAAGCATACTTTGTACATTTCTTTTTAAAAGATTTATTACCTAACAAAGGTGAAGAAATAGAAAGTTTATTAAAAAAAATAAATGGTTAAAACAAACGACTTATTATTGGGCTCCGATCATAGAGGAGTAATACTTAAAGAAGAAATATTAAGTTATGTTTCTCCTGAAAATGATGACGAGAATCCTACAAAATTTAATCTAGCAATAATACAAAATTTAAAACCACACGATACTAAAAAATCTGTCGACTATCCAGATATAGTTAAAAGGTTTGCATTTTATTTTAATGGTTATTCGCATGGTATATTAATATGTGGCTCAGGTTTTGGTGTATGTATGGCGGCTAATAGATTTAAACATATTAGAGCAGTAGTTTGTAGAGATGTTTATGATGTTGAGGCGGCACGTCAACACAATAATATGAATGTTATGTGTTTAGGCGCAGATTATACTGATCCTGATACAGCAAAATATATGGTAGAAGCATTTTTCGAAACAAAATTTGAAGGGGGAAGACATAAACGTAGAGTAAACAAATTATCATGATACACATAGTAAACAGAATAATGAGTACTAGAATTCCTAATCTACGTTATACAATGCCAGGGTTTGGTGATGCAATACATACAATTCTTTTAGCTTACTTGTACGGTAAAGCACATAACGATCAAGTCACAATGCATTTAGACAAAGACAAATATAATAAAGATAAACCAGGAACCCTTGCTCAATGTATTTCTTTGTTTCCAAAAAATAAAATTTTTGTAGAAGGACACGACAAGTGGTTTAAAGGAGATAAAGAATTTGTAGATTATATTACACAACTAAAAGGAAAATGTATTGGACATTATTATAAAGATTTTCCTAATAGTCATAGAGTACAACAAGTAGTAGAACCTTTCTTTTGGGCTGACGATTATCTTAATGGCGGGTATCCATGTTTACCAGCAGATGATATGAGTCATGAAGTAAAAATACCTAAAAAATTTATAACTGTACAATGGGACGCAGGTTCTAAAAACAGAATGCTATCTAGTCAACAAATTTCTGAAATACATGATTCTTTTAAAAAGAAAGGTTATGAAGTTCTTGTAGTTGGTGGACAAGCTCAAGGAAAATTAAGAAGATCATTAAAACATATAGGGTATGCAATGGCAAATGCAGACTTTCATGTAGGTGTAGATAGTGGCTATATGCATTTAGCTCAACTATATTTTAAACCAGAAAACATCTACATATATACTAATAAAAAAGGAAAATGGGAACATCATTTATTAAGATTTCATAAAAACGGTTCCAAAGTTAACGAAAAATTTGTATGAGTATAGACACAATAAATCATAATAGTAATTCTTTTTACAGATTACAAGCCGAAGGTTTTGCTTCAAAATTTGCATTTTCATTTGCAAAAGAACTTTGTAAAGGCGAAGGATTAGACATTGGTTGTCATAAAAAGGAATGGGCTTTACCTGGAGCTACACCTATAGATAAAATATTTGGTGACGAATGGTATGCAGAAAATCTTCCAAACAAAAAATATGATTATATTTTTTCTTCACATTGTTTAGAACATTTAGATGATTGGGTAGGAGCATTAGATTATTGGACTGAACATTTAAAAACAGGTGGAGTTATGTTTTTATATTTGCCTCATTATGAACAAACATATTGGCGACCTTGGAATAATAGAAAACATATTCATATACTAGATCCTAAATATTTAAGAGACTATTTCAAAGCAAGACCTTTTCATAACATATGTGTAACTGATGGATACGATTTAAATTATTCTTTTTACGCTATAGCGGAGAAAAAATAATGATGTTCGGTAAAAATCCAGGTACAGATAAAACCTGGATAAGAATTCCTAAAGATAGCATTGGTGCAGAATTAGGTGTATGGCGAGGAGATAGTTCTGTAAAATTTCTAAACAATGCAAAACACATACATTTAGTAGATAGTTGGAGTACTATACCATATGAAAACTCTGATGAATTTGGTAATTACCAAGCCTATCTTGATAGATATTCTATACTTGTAAAGTCTAATAATCCAGAAGATTTTCAAAAATACTATGACAAAATTTATAATAGTGTTGTTAAAAGATTTAAAAATAGTCCTGTAACAATTTATCGTATGTCAACTAAAGAATGGTTTGAAAGTTTTAAAGAAAAATTAGATTGGATATATGTAGACGCTAGTCATAGCTTTGAAGGTTGTTATTATGATTTAATTAATGCTGTAAAATTTATTAAGCCAGGAGGAACTTTATTTGGTGATGATTATGGAGATA